GCTTTTTAGTTACTTTAGGTACTTTTAGTTCTTTGTTTTCTAATTCTATATTTTCCATATTATTTGTTTTATCTACCCTGACCTCTATAATCTTTTGGCTTAGGGGAGTGTTTATTATAAGATTTCTTTGCCTTACCCATTTTCCTTTTTCCGAAGTTCACCTTCTGCGAACTCATAGTCTTTGCTTTCGCCATCGTTATTAAATATTTTTACAATTATTGATTCGTCTCTAACCTGCTGACATATCATTGCAATACCTCCTGCTATTGCTAAGTTAGTAAGGAACAACATCTGGTCAGGGCTTATTCTATCACCTATAGCCTTTACTTCACAAGCTATAAACTGACCATACTTTTTAGAGTAACCAATCACATCAGGTACTCCTTTCCTTCCTATAAATGATCTACCCTTAACTGCTAGATTATTATTCCTCCAAACATCATTACCTCTACTCTTTAAATATTCTAGCATCATCTTGGTTAAATCACTTGCTGTCATGTATGCCATGAATCAAAATTACAATATATTATTAATATATTTAATCGTAACGGATGAACTCAGTCATATGCATCTTCACATATCTTACTTTATCCTTGTATTTTAGCTTACTAATCTTAAAGTATCTACGAGCTTTTTGTCTTAGTAAATCTGCTCTCATAAAGTATATTCTATGTCTAACATCTAAGTTGATTGCAAAGAACTCTACTCTCATATCTGCTATGCCTGATGGCTTACCATCCCTTTCATACTCAAGCCATATATAACCTCTTTGTAAGGCTTTTAGGTCTGTGATAACCATTATCTTAGTATTCTTAGCAAATAGCCTTAGTGCATTATATGTACCATCCTCATATTTTGCTAGGTCTATCTCGAACTTTCTTTTGTTTCGGTAGTTTCCTGGATTTGGTTTCTCCATTGTCTTGTTTTTTATATAAGATATTTGACAACTGCTCAGTAAGTCTTTTTAATTCTATTTCATTTATATCAGCTCGTAGTTTTATGTTTACTACGGCATCATGGATTTGGATAAATTGTTCTCTCATTCGTTGTGGTTTTGTATGGTTATTGTTTCTCCTATAAATCTTAAAGGAATGTTTGTTGTTATGCCATGTCTATTCTTTTCTACCTTACAGATAACAAGCCCATTAGGATGGTATTCTTTACCCTTAATTTCTACTGACTCTTGCATCTCATAGTATTCAGGTCGCATAAGCATCACTACGATGTCAGCGTCTTGTTCAATTGATCCTGATTCTCTAAGGTCAGAAAGCTGTGGTATCTTGTCAGCCCTTTCCTCAACTCTTCTACTTAGCTGAGACAAAGCTATAATAGGTACTTCTAGTTCTTTAGCTAACGCTTTTATGTTCCTACTTATTGTGCTAACCTCTTGTTCTCTATTCTGATTAGACTTACCTTGACCTGACATTAGCTGTAAATAGTCTATAAAAATCACCTTAATGCCATATTTCTGCTTCAAAATGGTAGCTTTAGCCCTTAACTGACTGATATTTAACCCACCTGTATCGTCTATGTAGATAGGAGCTTGTATTATCTTGTCATCAGCCTTCATAACTACGTCTTTTTCATAGTCATTCAAAATATTCATTCTAAGACGTTTTAAGGGCACTTGTGAGCTTATTGACTCTAACCTTTCAACTAGCTGTTCGGAGCTCATTTCGAGGCTAAAAATAGCCGTAGAAACGTTTTTTAAGATAGCTAAGTGATAAACCGAAGAAAGCATAAAGGCAGTCTTACCTGCACCTGGTCTAGCAGCTACCACAACCATATCAGGGGCACACCATCCACCAATAGTAGTATTTAGCTCGGTAAATCCTGTATCAAACCCTAATAACTCACCTTTATTAGCCATGTCACGCTTAGTAATTACTTGCATAACTATTTGGTCTATAGTCTGTTCGTAGATATTTCCAAACTCTTGTAAACCTAAAAGTTTACTAATTAGTGAACTTATTGACTCAAGTGACTCAGTATCAGGGTGTAAGAACTCACTAGATTTTTGTATCAATGTTAAATACGCCTGACGTTTCTTATACAACTCAACAACCATTTCAATATGCGTATTTAAATGATTAGTATGTACGATATTGTCCGTAAGTTTACTTAGGTAATAAGCTCCACCAACTTCATTTAAGGATTTATCACCTTTTAATTTTTGGGCTATGGTTGTTATGTCTATGGATATGTGCTTATCAAACATAGATTTTATAGTAGAAAATATCTTCTTATGTTTTAGGTCATAGAATACATCTTCATTCAATAATCCAATTACTAATGGTAAGGCATTCTTATCTATTAATAATGATCCAAGTATGTTCTTTTCGAGTTCGGTATTTTTGGGTAGGTTAGTAGCTTCTATCATTTGAGTTTTATTTTAGGTACGTCTTGATTTATTGGCTGAAAGTTTTTTGAGTTCTTTACCCATGTAGCTATTCTTCTACTGATGTCAAAGAATTTTTGGTCCTGGAATCTCATTTTACCTTTATCATTAGCTTCAGTCCAATAGTCTATGAACGCCTGATATTGGTTTCCAAGTTTATCTCTAAACTCATTAACCCTACCAACAAAGGCATCTTTGCTATTATATATCTTATTAACTTTGTTATTATATTCTTTGTTATTATGGGCCAGTTTTTCGGCTGGGGGGTGGGTTGATTTTTCGGCTGGGGTGGTAGTATTTTCTGGCTGGGGTATCTCTATGTTAATGACCAATGATCTGAACTCTACTTCACCATTTTGTTTTAGCTTTACAATCCTACCTAATATCCCTAAGTCTTCGAGTTTTTTGAGGTGTTCTTTAATTGTAGATTCTGAACAATCTAAGCAATCACCTAAATACTTGTTAGATGCAAAGCAATAACCTCTTTCGTTAGAAAGATTAGAAACTAAGGCGATAAGCAATTTTTGTTTGTCTGTAAGTTCTTTGCTTAGTAAAACTTTTGCAGGTAATACTGCGTACCAATTGTGATTCATAAAATAAAAGAGCCCTATCAAATTCCCCCCAGTCGGATTGGGGGTTCATCTCAAGGGCAATAAGTTCTAAATGAGTATCCGACACTCACTACAAAGTTAAACTATTTCTTAATCCTAAAAACTATAGGCCTTTCTTCATATTTAAACTTCTTCTTAGCTATAGGATTTAAGCTATCCCTTATAGTCTTAGGGTTAATCCCTGTCTTTCTACTCGCTGCCGCTATAGATTGAAACAATATTTCTGACTTATCATCTGTAAATATAATTCGTATAGGTATATTATTTTCAAATCCATTAGGCTCTAATTCTAAACCCATTATATAATCGTTTTAATTCAAAATAAATGTGTGCTGTTATAAGTAAAGCTATTGCTAATGGAGCACTAATCAAAAAAAATTTAATGTATTTCATAAAATAAAAAAGCCCCCTTTTGAAACATAACTCACACCACTAAGTTAAATAATAATTGTAGGGGGCTATAAGTTTATAAAGTTTTTTGTCTATAGAAATTCATCATGTTGTTTATTCCTTGATCTAATTTCTGAGACTCATTAATTATATTCATCATATTTTTTTCAGCCTCAAGATAAGGCGTAAGCTGCTCTTGAAGTTTTTTAACCTTGTCTCTTAACATCTCGTTTTCTAATTCAAGTGTGTCGGTGTAGGTTCCTAATCTCATGGCTATTTTTTTAGGCTTATTTTAAAAGTAGTAGTGCTGTACTTTGGTGCAGGATAAATCATCTCACCAGTTTCAGGATCAACCAAAGGTTCTTTGATTGCCTTAAGTAAACCTTCCCTTTCTTTTAATTTGTACTTAACAGCCTCAACTTCCTGATTAAGTTTTTGCCATGTGTAATCTCCATCGTAAGCATACTTTACGCCTGATTCCATTTTGGATAACTCGGCTCCTAAAATATCTGCTTTGCCTTGAGGATATTTTTCTAACTCAGCAATCACATCTTCTTTTAATTCTGCTCTAATTCCATCTAAAAGCTGTTGTAAAGCTTCAGACTTAACAAGCATTTCTAAAGGCGATGCGCCTGATTCTCTAAAATGAGAAACGATTGTTTGCTTTAATAATTCGATGTTAAATTTTGTAGGCTCAATGCTACTCAATTCAATTTTGGGTAATAATTCTAAACTCATGTTTTTATTTTTTGGTTAAATTATCTTTTTTAGCTTTCAATACTGACATTAAATTTTCATCAGAATCAAATGCTTGTTTATATCCATAATACAAGTCAGTTAATTGCTTTAGCTTAGTACATTTAGCAATCTCAAACATTATTTCTTCTTTACTTGGTCCTTCTTCTACTATCTCAGCAAAAACTTCTTTTATGCTATGGTTTTCTGGTTCTGATGGTACCTTTATTTTTACTTCTTGTACTGCAAAGTCCATCTCCTCTGCTGGTGTAGCTTCAAATCCTGCAGCTTTCATAAGCCAAGCTAAAAGGTTACGATACGCCTTGCCAATTGCTCGAGTCTGAGCCATTGACAAAATAGCGTATTCATCAAAATAACGCTTAGTTTTTTCTGCATTGGAACACAAAGCAATACCAGTTGCAACGACCAAGCCAGTGTTAATATTACGAACTTCACAAGTAGCCATGTACTTAATAGTATTTTCATTGGATAAATCTTTTGTGTCAGTAATTATCGGCATAAGGCCTAACGAAGCTCCAGCAAATTGCCAGCCTTCAACGTTTACGAATTGCTTTCCTTGAATATTTGAGCTTAATCCTTTTTCTTTAATTAATTTGCTTAATTCATTTGAAAGCTGAAGCATCGAATCTTTGTTAATTAATTCGTAGCTCGGATTAGTTTTTTGTAATTCCATTGTATGTGTTTTGTGTGTTAAAGAATTGCGCTTGTCTTGTTGGATATTGTTCCCAAACTTTAATTAACGAAGTAATTAAATCAAATGAAGCTTGAGAATAATTTATTTCGTGCAAGATTTTTGCAACGAGGAGTTTTTTGTCGTTGTCAGACATTAAATGAAATGATGATAACATATTGTGTTGGTTTATGGTTTATTGTAAGGCGTAAATAACTTCTGGTAATCTGCCAAGAGTTTTTAAAATTGACTCATATCTTTCCATATAAAAAGGAATAAATCTTAAATCTCTGCTAAAATTATTTACAGCGTGTAAAACTGTTGTTCTGTCTCTGTGAAAATATGGCGCAATTTGCGATGCTCTTTGTCTGTAAGTTGTGTGTAAAATATAAAAAGCCATGTTTCTTGCTAAAACGAGCTCAAAATTTCTCCTTCTACAAATCATTTTATTTACAGGCAATCCAAATTCATTCGCCACGATTTCAATCACTTGATTATAAACTTCGTGATCTAATTCAAGTCTTTTGTGCGCCAGCAATGTGCCTCTTGGAACTCTTTTAGCTTTCGGTGTAGTCATTTAGTTGGTTTTTTAGCGTTTGCAATCTCTTTTCAAAGTAGGTTTTTAGGATTTCGTTCATTTCCCAATCACCTTTTTCAATTCTTGTCTCAATTAAATAACGGCTAAAGCCTGTTAATCGCATAAGATTTTTGATATCTCCATGTCTAATCATGGATCTATAATCTTTTACCTCATTCATAGTTTACTTTTTAAAATGGTTAATGTGTCTTTCAATTCCAGCCACGCAAGCCTCAAGACTCGCATAGAAAGAAGCTCGCCAATAATAGAATTTACCATTTAGGATAAAATTATCCCATTTTATAATCATTCCTTTGTAGGTAAAACGCTTTGAAATTTTACCATTGGAATTTACATAGGTTAGTTCTTCTTTAACTCCTTTTCTTTTTAAGTCTTGAGTAATCTTGTTCATGGGTTTTTAGGGGTTTTTGTTTTATTCGTTGGGGGAAGTTTTTGTCTCGATGATTTCGAACATTTCCAACGGGTCTTGATTTGATAGCTTTACGAAAATTTCATAGGCTTCATCTTTGCTTAATCTTAAGCTACTTGGAACGTAAAGTCCGTCTTCTCTTGTTAACCAACAGGTTTGACCTGTGATTAAATCTGTCTTACAGATAAATTCAAATTTTTTCATAGTTTTTTGTTTAAGTTTAAAATATTTGGTAAAATTAGGAAGTTTTTGTTATATTTTGAAGTTTTTAGCAGGTTTTTTGTTAAGGAAATCACAAAAGATTTTTGCGGGGTTTTTGGAAAGTTTTTGGGGAGTTTTTGCATAGGGTTTTTGGCGGGTTTTTGCGACTGTTAAATAGTTGCAATTAGTTTGCATATTAACTAACAATCGTATGTGTACAAAATACACTAAGCAAATTGGTTAATTGACATACTAAGCCATAGGCAAAAGACATATTTTTGCCTATTTATACCCCTAAAATTGGATTATCTTTTGTGATTAGTATAGACATACCAACCTAAAAAATAAAGCCTTTATTTAGTCTTATTTTGCTAAAAACTCGTCTTGTTTTATTTTAGCTATCTTTTCGGCTAATTGGTCGGTATTGTAAGACTGAAAAGCAATACCTCCGCCGTATTGCTTATTGTGGAATTTACGACCTCCTAAATGACGAGCTAAAAAAAGGGCTCTTTCATATGTGTCCGCAATTTGTAAATAATGTACACAATAACGAGGGTTGCCGTTTGTGTCATTGTTAATCCTTGTAAACATTGTTATTTATTTTGGTTAATATAAAAGGGCTAAATAGCCCCTTTATTTCGCTGAATTTAACAGCTCGTCAGTTAACCCTATAAAATATGTACTAAATTCTCAACCTCATCAACGCTGATTTTATGGCAACCAACCGATAAAAAACCGTCTTTTATTCCGTTATATGTAAAATCACCGACATGTTGACCAACTTGTAAAACATTATTTTTAAAACGGTTGTAAGCTGATAAAAAAACATTTTTTGACATTTTTACGCCTCCGCTTGTCTCAATATTGTCGGTTTCTTTATTGTATCTTAAAAAATATGTACCTAAATTATAAATTGATGATATTTTAAAGGATCTAAATTGTAAAATGTCATCTTTTGCTTTTTCTAGTCGCTTTTGCTCCGCCTTTTTTTCGTTCTCGGCTTTTTTTATTTGCCATGTTTTGAACTCCTCCGAGTTTTGGTATTCAAATATCCAATTGGTTAACTCGTTATATCTATTTTGCAAGGTTTTATATTCCCACAAAAACTCACTTAAGCCAAAAAAAGAGACATATTTTTCAAAAATGTCAATTAATATTTTTGTTTGTTCTATGTATCCGTTTTTTAACTTAGTTGCCGTCAGTGTTTTTGCTTGACTGTCTTTTGCATATACTAAATAAGATTTTAAATTCTCTAAATGTGCGGTTGACGAGTTCTCAATATCATTAAAAAAAGTTTGTACTTTAAAAAACTCAACATTTGCGGGAATAGATCTCCAAACTAGTCTTTGATGTTTACTAGTTGTATTTGAATAGCTCCTGTCATTTAAAAATACACATTTTTTGCCGTCTTTGTTTGTTATGTGTTGAGCTAATTTAAAGTGATATCCATATGAATAAATACTGTCATATTCAAAAAACATGTTTGAGCCTTTGCCATGTGTTTGAGTTTGATTTGCCCAAATGTGAGTTAGTTCTGAATTGCTAAATTTTGTTCTCATAGTTGTAAAGTTTAAATTTTATTAATTTACTTTTATTATTGTGTTTCCTTGTTGGTTTAAAATATCTATTGTACTTGTTTCCTGTAAAGTGTCATAAACATATTCAAACTCGTCTAAATCACCGAATAGTTCGCCATCATTGTACATATCAAGGGCAATTTTATCCGCCTCCTCTTGAGATGTAGCCTCAATAAATTTTATACTACTTGTCCAAATCGTACAAAGTTGATCTACTTGTACTCTAAATTCCTTTTTTTGTGTTAAGTCTTGCATAATATTTGATTTTATTGGTTATTGTTTGAATTTTCTTTGATTGTCTCGATTATTGTTTTACCCAAAGCATAAACAGGAATACAAATAATGAGGATAGCGATTAACTCGGTTAATGTAATAAATTGGTTCATTTTACTTTGTTTTTAATTGGTTAATGATTAATAAAGCAACGTTATATAAAAACGCTGTGAATACTAAAGCTCCGAACAATTGGATAAATAAAGAGATGTTTTGCATAGTTGTAAAGTTTAATTTGATTAGTTAATTGATTACTTGTTAAATGTTACGTTAATGATTAAACGTACTAAATTAAAGATAAAACCTGTTAAGATTGAAGCTCCTAAAATTTGAATTGCGATTGATAAAGTGTTCATAGTTTTTGTTTTAATTGTTATTTGATAGATCAAAGATAATATATAAAATGATACAAAGTACAAAAAAGTATAAATATTTTAAAAAAAGTTTAAAGTTAACAAGTCTTTAACATATATATTTATTTATGTATATTATAATAGGTATTATAAGATACATTATATAATATATCTTATATATTGTATATAGTAGAGATACTTATATATAAACTATATACAATAAAGATATAGTTAGTAGTGTATTACTAATTAATTAGTCTTATTAGTTCTTAGTTGGCGGGGTTGAGTGAGTTTGAAGTCATTAAATTTATCATTAGCTTTGCCCCTGATAGGGGAGGGGATAGGTTGATCTATTTAACATAATATATATTATCTGTTAGGTAGAAAGGTATTAATAACCCCCTACCCGTTTAATTCGTGTAAAAGGATTGAAGGGTGCCTTGTGCCCCCTAAAATTCTGATACCAAACAATGACTTTAACTTTTTTGTATTTTGATTTTTTTTATTTTGTAATAGACATATTAAAATAAAATATAATATAACAACACAACAAAAATGAACGCAGAATTTAAAGAGATAAGTAAAGAGGCTTTTATCATAGCCTATAAGGAGAACTTTGGCAATATCACTATTTCATGTGAAGCAGCAGGGGTATCAAGAGGGATGTATAAATCTTGGTGTGAGAAAGATCCTGAGTTCAGAAAGCGTTTGGCTGAAATCGAGCCTGAAGAGATTATGTTAGACTTCGGAGAGCAGAAGCTAATGGAGAGAATTGCAAGGGGTGATACGTTAGCTACGATGTTCCTACTCAAAACCAAAGGAAAGCGTAGAGGCTATATTGAGAAACAAGAGGTTGCTCACGAAGGAGATGTAGTGAAGCAGATTACGGTGAATGTAGTTAGACCAGAAGAACTACCGAATATTCAAAAGCAGTTAGATGGTGATGAGCACAAAGAGTTACCTGAAGGGGAAATTATTAATTTTGATACTCAAGTAGAACCAGGAATGGTGATTCCAGCTACAATGGCTAGTGAAATCGATGAAATTCCTTTGTATGACCATGATAAAGGCGAATATTTAGACCTAAATGACCAAGATGAATACGAAGAGTAACCTAAAATCAATTTAAAGGGCATTTAGAGACGATTTAAGACACTTTTAATATAAAATAGTACCATAATACCAAAAAGAGAAAATAATGGCTTAAAAAGCCTTAAAATCAACATGAATGAACGTAACTACCAACAAAGTATTCCAAATCTTGCAAGAGAGTCCAAAAAAAATCTCAGTTATGCAAGGAGGAACAAGAAGTGGCAAGACATACAATATCTTGACATGGTTTATCGTAAAACTGTTACAAGAAAAGGGAAAGACTTTGACTATCTGCCGTTCCTCGCTACCGTCTATCAAGGGTTCTGTAATGAGAGACTTCATAGAGATACTTTCGAAATATGGGCTTTACTCAGAAGACAAACACAACAAATCAGAAAGTTTGTATTTTCTAGGAGGCAACACCGTAGAGTTCGTATCTACAGATCAGCCCCAAAAGATTAGAGGTCGTAAGCGTAACTACCTTTTCATTAATGAGGCGAATGAAGTTAACTACGAATCTTGGATGCAGTTAGCCCTTCGTACAACTGAGAAGATTGTGATTGACTATAACCCATCGGACTACTACTCTTGGATATATGACAAGGTAATTCCTCGTGAGGATGCTGACTTTACCATCACTACCTACCGAGATAACCCATTTTTAGAAAAATCTATCGTTGAGGAGATTGAAAGGCTTAAAGATGCTGACCATGAATACTGGAGAGTGTATGGTTTAGGAGAAAGAGCCATCTCGGAAGCGACTATTTATACTCATTGGAAACGCAGAAGAACTTTCCCAGAAGGAGGGGATATATTTTATGGTTTGGACTTTGGCTTCAACAATCAGACAGCACTCGTTCGTGTCAAACTCTACGATAACGAAATGTATGTGGACCAGCTCATTTACGACACTAAAATGTCAACAGCCCTTTTAATCGATAGGATGAGGGCATTGGGCTTAGATAGGAACTCGGAAATCTATGCCGATCCTGCAGAACCGAAAACAATCTCGGAAGTGAACAAAGCAGGATTTAATTTGAAGAGTGCAGTAAAGGATGTGTTTGCAGGAATCAATAAGGTTAAATCCTTTCCGCTAGTAATTAAAAGTGATTCTTTGGATTTGTTAGATGAAGTAAAGAATTACAAATGGAAAACAGATACGGATGGCAATACTTTGGATGAACCTGTTAAATATAGAGACCACTTAATGGATGCAATGAGGTATGCTATATACACAAAATTTGCTAAACCTAAAAGAGGATGGGTTGTATAGGTTAAAAATTGTTTACTTTTGTAAAAACATCTTATAGCGTGAAATTTACTGAATTTATAGGAGGTATCATTCCCTTCAAAAAGAAAGCGGCAACTAATATAGGTTTCTCAAGTAATCCTTTAGCCGACTTTGCAGGTTTAATTCAAGGAAGAGTTTTATATCCTGAGATAAATCAAAAGAAATATGTAAATGACTATTGTAACAATAGCGAAGTATATGCTATCATCAAAAGAATAGCTAAGACTGTATCTACAGTTCCTTTCTACGTTTATAGCGTTAAAAACAAAAAAGCGTTTAATCAATACAAGTCATTAATCGCAAACGCAAATTCAGTAGCTGATTTGGCTAAAGCTGAGTTAGTTAGAGTAAAAGCAATTGAAGAAGTTGCTGATTCTCCGCTAAATGATTTATTACAACAACCAAATGAATATCAATCATTCTCCGAGTTAATGGAGAACATGGTTGGTTACAAACTAATAACAGGTAATACTTACATATGGGCAAATAGATTGTCTAATGGTAAGGTGCAAGAATTAGTAGTTCTCCCATCCCAATATGTGGCTATCGTTTCTGATGGCACTATTAATGGGGTTGAAGCGTACACATTTACTTTGGTAGGATGGGATAATTTACCAGCAAGTGATGTAATACATCTTAAGTACTTCAACCCTTACTTTGACACTAATGGTCAGCAATTATACGGATTGTCACCTTTACAAGCTGCATTTAGAACAGTACAACGTTCTAACGATGCAAAAGACACATCTGTTGGTATGTTGCAGAATCAAGGTCCTAAAGGTATCTTGTATGCTAAAGAAGGTAACAATGATTTCGGACCAGAGGCAGCAGGTAAACTAAAAGAAGATTTCTACAATCAATATGGAACTAAAACTCAACCAGGAATTGTTCAGAACGCTGGAAGAATATTAATAGCAGGTGCAGAGTTAGGCTGGTTAAATATGGGCTTGTCTCCAGTAGACTTGCAGTTATTAGAATCAGAGAAGATTACACTTAGAGAACTTTGTAACGTATATGGAGTAAACTCAGCGTTGTTTAACGATCCTGATAACAAGACCTATAACAACATGAAGGAAGCTAAGAAGGAAATGTTAACGCAAGTTGTACTTCCTGAGTTAGTAGCTATTCGTGATGCGTTAAATAGATTCTTTGCAAATGAGATGGGTAGAGATACTTACATTGACTTTGACTTAACTGTGTTCCCTGAATTACAAGAGGATATGAAAGAGTTAAGCTCAATCCTTTCTCAGTCTTGGTGGATTACTCCTAACGAAAAGCGTGTGGCTATGCGTTATGAGACTATGGAAGATGAAGTAATGAATGAAATCTTTATACCTGCAGGCTACTTACCTATAGACGAATTGACTATGTTGCAAGATCCTCGTGACGCACAACAGCAAAGTGACTACAATAGACCACCAGTAAAATAAAAAATATGGAATTTAAATCATTAGACAATCTATTAAAGTTAATAGAAATAGACTTAGAAGAAAAAGCGGTAAGTAAGTTAAACTCAAAAGGCGTTTCTCATGCAAACAGCTTGATTGAAGCTGGTAAGGTTAAAACTCCATCTTCATGGGAAAGACCATCTGTAGAAATGGAGAATGCTTACATTAAGGAAAATGGATGGGGCGAGTTTTCTAAATGGTTCTTAGGAGTAGATCCATCAGAAGGCAATGAGACTAAAGGTCATTACGGATATATTTACACTTCTGACTTTAAGACTGTAGATAGACAAGCTTTAAGAGCTATCCGTCAAAGATCTGCTCAAAGAGGATTAAAATCTATTTTTGCTGCTGCTGGCAAGATGATTGTAAAAATTGACGGAGAGGAGAATGACTAAAATTCTTTATCCTTCACAACAATTTGCTTTGCAACAAAAAATTGCAAGGAAATCAATCAGAGAATACCAGCCAAAAATAAAGGCAGTATTACAGAAGGATTTTGATAAAGCTGCTGAGTTAGTTAGCCAAATGGGTGCTCAGCAAACCGTAAATAACAGACAAGCTTTATTCGACTCACAATCGATTAATAATATTTTACGAAATTTGTATGAAAACGTAGGCGGCTATACTGCAATGCGTTATCAGAAGATATTTGACAGGTTTAAAAAACAAGAGTCTATAGACTTTGATCCATCTGAAATTGCAGATGAATGGTTGGCTTTTATGCTGTCTTATTGGACAGCTATAAGCGGCACTAAGATGTTTGGTATTGAAAACACTACCGAAACAGAAATAGCGAGAATCATTAATAACGCAATACGTTATGGTCAGGAGAATAATCTTACTCAAAACGAGGTAAATGAATTAGCAATTAAATGGCTAACAGATACAAAGATTAATGCTTCAAGAAGTTTATTGATTGCTCGTACCGAATCACATCAAGCTTTAAGCACAGGTGCATTTGGTGCAACCAAGTATTCTGTAGTTCCAGTGTTAAAACAATGGATACATTCTGAGTACATGGCAGCTCCTCGATTGTGGCATTTAGATTTGGATAGACAAACTAACCCTGACACAAACGGAACGAGATTATTGGTGGATCAGCCATTTATGGTGAACACGCCAAACAGAGGGATGATACAAATGCAATACGCACATGACGCTATTGGCGGTGCTATAAATAACTGCAACTGCAGATGCTGTACGGTGTATATTGCGTAAACAAATAAATATGAGTAATTTTTATAACAGAAAAGGAGTAAGTGGTGCACCGATAGATATGTCGGATGACTCAAGAACAGTAGTTGTTTACTACTCCGCATTTGGTAATGTAGATAGCGATGGCGATGTAATTACGCCTGGTGCATTTACTAAATCTTTAAAAGAGAATGGTCCAAAAGCCAAGAATAGAATTTGGCATTTGTTTAACCATTCTACAGACAAGCCTATTGCTAAACCATTTGATATGGCAGAAGATGGCTTCGGTCTAAAAGCTTACGTTAAAATGCCAAACACAACTTTAGGTAGAGATACTTATGAGTTGTATAAAGATGGGCATATCACCGAGCATAGCATTGGCTTCCAAACTGTGAAGTCTCAAGCTAAGTCAGGTTATAACGAAATATCAGAAATTAAATTGTTTGAGGGTTCCTCTGTTTTATGGGGAGCTAATTCTAATACACCAACAGTAATGGTTAAATCTGAAATTAAAGCTACTCTTATTGATGAGATGGGCAAAACTATCAAGTCTTTAAAAAATGGTTTTTATACAGACGAGACATTCGGTTTGTTAGAATTAAAACTTAAGCAATTACAACAATATCTTGCAGAAATGGAAGACGAAGAGTCAGTTCCTTCAGAAGAACAACCGCCTACAGAAGAACCATCTGAATTGCAACCAGAAGGTGAATCAGAAGACGAGGCATTGGAAGAAGAAGAAAACCCGACTGTTTCTATTGAAATCGAGATAAACAAATATTTACAAACATTTAAAATTTTCAACTAATGGTAGAAGAAATTAAAAGTGCTTTCGAAGGTATCAAGTCTGAATTAAACGGACAATTTGATGCTGCTAAAGCTGAAAACGTAGCTGCAGTAGATGCGGTTAAGTCTGAATTAGAAGAATTAAAATCTCAAGTAGCTGTAGTTAAAGATGCTGCAGACAAACTTGAAGCAAAAAACAATCGTATTAAAATGAACGAAAATCAAGTAAAAGGGTTCAACGTAACTCTTGCTGAAGCAATCGAGAAGAATGCTGACAGCATCGCAAAATTAGGTCGTGGTGAAGTAAAGCGTTCTGGCTTTGTATTAGACACTAAGGCTGTAGGTAACATGACAGAAGCAGTTAACTTAACTGGTGATATTCCTCGTCAATATGCTCCACAAGTATATGCTCTTCCTAATCGTAAAGTACATGTTAGAAGTTTGTTACCAGTAGGTACAATCTCTACAGGTTTATTTACTTTCCCTAAGGAAACTGGTGGTGAAGGTGATGTAGCTCCACAAGTACAAGGTAGCTCTAAAGCTCAATTAGATTTCGATATCACAATGACTGATGCTCCTGCTCAGTACATCGCTGGTTTCGTAAGAATCTCTCGTCAAATGTTGGATGACGTTCCTGCAATGACTTCTTTCTTACAAGCTCGTTTGTTAGAGAAATATTTATTAGCTGAAGATGCTCAGTTATTAAACGGTAACGGTACAGCTCCAAACTTAACTGGTTTGACTATCAACGCTGCTGCTCCAACTGGTGCTGCAACTGTAGATGTTGAGCAATTAGTACAAGCTATTGCACAAGTTTCTGCTAGCAATTATTCTGCTAACGGTATCTTGATCAACCCAACTGATTGGGCTAACATTATGAACACTAAGAATACTAACTCTGCTTATAGCCTTCCAGGTTCTACAGTTGTTACTACTGATGGTTCTTTAACTATCGCTGGTATCCCTGTATTCCAATCTACAGCAATCGCTGCTGATAAGTTCTTAGTAGGCGACTGGGCAATGGGTGCTCAAATCATGCAAAATCAAGGTATCTCTGTTCAGTTCTCTGAATTTGATAGCGATAACTTCCAAAAGAACTTGATTACTGTAAGAGTTGAAGCTCGTATTGCATTCCCTATCTACTACAACAGTGCGTTTGTATATGGTGATTTCGGTAACGTAGCTTAGTCTTAGACTAATCTAAAATATAAGGGGTAGCCAAAAACTACCCCTTTTTTAATGCGTTAAATTTTGACTATTTTTGTAAAAAACATACAGGATGCAAATTGTACGAGATATAGCTGTTTTATCTGATACTGTTTCAGAAGCAATAACCTTAGCAGAGGCTAAAAACTATTTAAGGGTAGATTACCCTGAAGATGACGCATTAATTGAAGCTTTAATCACCTCAGCAAGAGTAAGGTTAGAACAATATGCTGGTGTGGCTATGACACAAAGAAATTTACAAGTAGTTGCTTTTATGAGTGAGTTTATTGAACTTCCATATGTTCCAGTTGGTGTTTTGATGTCAGTTGAGTATTGGAATGGACAAGATTGGTTAACATTAGAAGAAGGCGATTATTATACTTTAGGCACAAATACAATGAAAGTATATAGTGTATCTTATCCAGGAGGCGAATATAGATTTACTTACACTTGCGGATATTGCGATCCAACTCCTACAATGAGAACAGCTTGTTTTAAGATGTTAGCTGATTTGTATGAGTACAGAGAGTCAAGCGTAGAGTCAAGTAAGCCAAGTGCCAACCTAACTACCGCATATGAATTAATGAAGCCTTATAAGAGAATAAATTACATTTTATAATGATAGGTAAACTACACAATAGGATTACGTTTAAAAGCCTTTCTGGGACTTCTGACGGGGCTGGTGGATATGTTAATACAGAGACTACCTATTACACTTGTTGGGCCGAAATAGTGCGTCAAAATCAAAATAAAGACAATATTGCCCTTAAGGACAACTTAGACGATAATATCATATTTAGAATAAGATACACTACATCAAAAACCTTTGATAATAAGCTTATTATAAATTTTAATAATAAGAAATATCTTATTAACTCAGTAATCAATGAAGGAGACAAGAACAAGTATTTCCTTATTGGTTGTGCAACATTGTTATAATGGCTACATTTAATTTAACCACTACAGGAATATCTGAACTTAAAAACAGATTTAAGCAAGCCCCTGACGTAGTTGAAAACCAGATTAAGAAGATAATTGACGAATCTGTTATTCAGATGCAGAATAGGGCTAAAGCTCATGCTCCTGTAAAAACTGGGGCATTAAGGGCAAGCATTACACATAAGCCTTTTAATTACAAAAGTGGTGCAATGTTAATGGCAGGCAATAATAACAATGTGAAATATGCTCCTTATGTAGAATTTGGTACTGGGGCAAGATTCCAGATACCAGCTTATCCTGGTGCTAATTTAAACAATTTAAGTGACTACGCTTTTACCTTTAAAAAGAACAATCCCAAAAAACAGGTAAATTTACCACATAGGCCATTCTTATTCTTAGCTTATTACGAAGTATATAGTAATATGATTAAGAGGATAAAGGGTATCAAGATATAAATAAATTTGACTAAATTTGTGTAAATGAAAGACTGCGGATTAGCTATAAGGAAGGCTTATTTTGATAAGCTAAATGAAGAGTCTTACTCTCTGGATGCATATGATACTATAGCTCCAGACTCAGTAAACCCTCCTTATTTGATTATAAGCAGTCAGACATCAGCAGAGAATAGTGACAAAATGAGTTACCATCAAGATGTTACTATTCAATTTGATATAGTTTTTAAAAGTTCTAAGGTAGGAGAAGTAGGTCAGAAATCTGTTGACGATTATGCTAATGAGTTATTAGAAATCATTGGTGTTTATCCTAAAGATTACCCTGATGCTGGTCCAAACTTTAAAATAGTAACAAGAAAAATAGGTTCTAATCAAGCTGTATTTGATTACATTGATCAGGCTTACATTTTTAGAAGGGTGATTGTATTTGAACATTTTGTGACTCAAACATTATAAAAAAAGATAAAATAAAATAAAATGGCAACAACAGGTGTATTTAACGGAACCTCATTGGTTGTATTAGTTGGAACAGAAGTAGTAGCTCACGCTACATCTTGTTCTTTAAGTTTTTCAGTAGATTTACCAGAAAGCACAACAAAGCAAAGTGCTGGTTGGGTGGATCATATTGGCGGTGCTAAATCTTGGACTTTGACTACAGATGGCTTAGCTACAGTTGATCCTGCTGCTACAGCTTCTTACTACACTACAGGTGAGTTAATGACAGCTATCGCTAACAGAACTCCTGTAACAGTTAAATTCACTACAGTGTCTGGAACTACAGTAGTAAGCGGTGACTTAATCTGGTCTGGTTCTGCTTTCATCGAAAGTATGGAAATTACTGCTGACATGGAGTCTCCAGTAACTTACTCTGCTACTTTCACAGGAACAGGAGTATTGACTCAGGCTACTAACGCATAATAACCAAAAACAACAACATATATGAGAGGACATTACGAACTAACACTTTCGGATGGTAAAATAATACCTATGCGTTTCTGCACATGGTCTTTAAAAAGATTTTGTCAGTTACAAGGTATCGGACCATCTGAAATTGGAGAAGCAATATCAGGAAACAGTTCTTTAGAAGCTATTTCTAATTTGTTAAGAGCAGCAGCAGAATATCCTTTGTATAAAGAAGGATATACTCCTAACTTTACAGACATAGATGTGTGCGACTGGATTGACGATATGGGGGGCATAGCTGGAAAGAAGTTTCAAGAGGTAATGACTGCTTTAGCCGATAGTATGAATAGCGGATTAGAACAACAACCTACAAAGTCTAAAAAAGACGGAGTAAAAAAAAATTAGAGTGGATTGATATAGAGAGATTTACAATGGGGGAGTGCCAAGTGCTTCCCCATTTGTTTTGGGATATGACGATGGCCGAGTTAGATTTTATATGGTATGGTTATAGACATCAAGAAGAACAAGACTGGGTTAAATGGAGATGGCAAACCACATTATTAGTTAATTTGCAATTGCCTAAAGGAAAAAAACTAAAACCACAAGACCTTCTTGAACTCGACATAGATAATCGTAACTTTGTGAAACAAAAGGTAATGTCGCAAGAGGAAGTTAACGAATTACTAAAAAAATACGAAAACGCTAAACCAATAGGATAATGGCTGACGAACAAATTAAAATTAGGATACAGGCTGACGCTGAGCAATTTAAAATAGTTTCTGCTGCTGTAGAAAAAGCATTAGCGGGAATTGGTAAGCAAGCTGATATTACAAGAGACAAGATGAAACAAAGTGGCGATTCTGTAAAGAAATCTAACCAACAATGGACTAATCTTGCATTAATTCTTCAGGATTTACCTTATGGTTTTAGAGGTATTCAGAACAACTTGCCAGCATTAGTTGGTAGTGTAGCGGGTGCAACAGGGGCAATTTATCTTGCATTTTCTGGTATTATTGCATTAGTTACAGCTTATGAGAAAGAGATTGTTCAACTTATTTATGGCATAGATGATTTAGGTAGAGCACATCAAGCAATGAACAAAGCAATTGCTGAGAATGTTGGGCAAGCTAAGGCGCAAATAGCATCTGATCAAGCTTTATTAACAATAGTAAACGATGTTACTAAATCAACAAACGAAAGACAAAGGGCATTAACTGAATTAAAATCAAGATACGAAGGTAATTTACAATTACAAAAAACAGATATTAATGACGGAGCTAAGTTAGTTCAAATCATAAACAGTATATCTGAAGCTTTAATTAGAAAAGCTAAAGCTCAAGCATTTGCAGAATTAATCGCTAAAGAAGAGGCTGAAATATTAAAGCTACAAACACAAAGAGGAGAAGAGGTTGTAAAAAACTTAGGTTTTATGAAAACAACCTTAGCATTAGTTAAAGGAGGTATGTCTGGATTTGGGGCATCTTCAATGGCTGTTTCTGACGCTTTCAATAGCCAATCGAAAAATATAACTGATGCACAAGCAAGATTAAAGCTTTATAATACAGCTTTAAAGGCTAATACGGCAGAGCAGATTAAAAACAATGACGCTGCTAACATTAGTGATACAAAGCCAGGCAAGCCTAAAAAAGATAATACTCAAAAAGAAATAGATAAAGAGTTAGAAAGACAGAAGAAGGCTCAATTATACCTACAACAAATGGAGGCGAAGTTTCTTGCCGACTCTCAAAGGGCTTTAGATCAAGCTGCAGCAGAAAAAAGAAAGTTAGAAATAGAAGGGTATAATCAAAACATTACAGATTTTAAAACCTTCTATGCTAACAAATTACAATTAGCTGCTGGAGACAGGGAAGCTCAAAAAGGCATACTTGAACAACAAATGCAAGATTTAGTTTACTTCTATGAAACTTTTGGAATGTATGCTGGTGATGTAGGTGATATATTTTCTGATATATATAAAAAGTGGGCAGACAACAATAAAGCTATTTCAGAGGAAGCAATGAAGAGTATTATTAATATCGGCATTGGTATTATGAATACACTTGGACCTTCTTTAGATATGCTTTTAGAAAAAGGATCAAGTATTGGGGAAGTTTTATCTCAAGTAATCACAGATTTGATAAAAAAGTTTGTTAAATTAGCAATTGCAGCCGCTGTAGCTGTAGCTATTATTGCAATACTAAACCCAGCTATATTAAAGAATGCTGGTGGCGCAATGAAGTTTGCTGGAAACTTAGTAGGACAGGGTATGGGATTAGGAGCTAACTTGTTTGGATCAGGCGCTGGAGGTGCTGCAACTAACACAGCTCAAGGTGTATCAAATAGCATATCACCTGCATCAGATTCAGCATCAGGTGGTGGTACATTTACAATCAAAGGACAAGACCTTGTATTGGCAATGAACAGAAGTGAAAGTAATTTAAAATATAAAAGAGGGTAATGGCATATTACGATAAATACAAAATAACATTTGCTACTAAAACAAGCAAGACTGCTTATTTATATTTACAAGAGGATTTAGCATCTGCGCCTACTGTTATAGAATATATTGGTGTAGATTTATCTTTACAGTACATCCCAAGCGGCGATGAAATTTATGAACCAATTTACGCAAGTGAATTATCTTGCACTATTGATGTTACAGACAACATAGCAAATATTCCAGATTTTGTTACTTTAAACGACAGAAAGTATTTTGCTAAATTATTTTTAGGCACTGATTTAGAATGGACAGGATATACGTTGAGTGATAATGTATCTATAAGTTACTCTTCTGGAAGGAAGCAAATGTCATTTACTTGTGTAGATGGGTTAGGTATGCTAAGAAATATACCTTTAAATATTAGTAGCGTTGGCAACAGAACAAACACTCCTTTAAGTTTACTTACTTATATCTTAACTTGTTTAAATTCATTAAATTTTCCTACCAATCCTAACTTGATGACATCTTGCTCATACTATGCAACTGGTATGGCAGACAGAAGCACTGGGAATGCGAATGAGCCATTTAGCCAAACATATTTGCCATTAAGGACTTTTAAAAACGATGACTATACATACGAAACAAGCTATGATGTATTAGAAAAAATCATAAAGTCTTTTGGTTGTAGATTGTTTCAAGCTGGTGGAAAATGGTGGATAATAGCAATTAACGAATTTGCTAATACAACTAATTATTTTACTCAATATTCATATACTGGCACAGTCGTTTCAAGCGGAAGCAATTTAAATACTTTAAGTACAATACAGGCTTACTCAGGAAACACAAGCGGATTGTATTTTATAAACAACGAGCAGTTTAAGTTAATACTTAAAGGTTTTAATAGAATCGAATCAACCAAACAAATTGACTACTCAAAGAATTTAGTTGATAATGGCAACTTAAAGATTTATGGAGCCCTTACAGGCCCAATACAATCATGGACACTTCTTAATATTGGAGTGGGTTCTTCTTATTATTTAGTTGACAATGCAACTGATTCTTATGCTCAATTAACAATGGTCAGGGCAGCAGGTGGTGGTTATACAAGAATGATTAACAACTTTATGCCTAAGATTAGTGCATACGGAGTTATCAAATTTTCTATGTTATTTTTAATAGGAGGTAGTGGCACAAGAGGTTATATATCAATGAATGTTTCCGATGGAACTACTACTTATTATTTAAACAATGATTTAAATTGGCAAACTGCTGTAACTGCTGGACACACAATACCAGAAGGGGATAATGGAGTTTATAGTATTACAGCTAAACCATGCCCAATAGCTGGTCAGTTAACAATAGAATTTAATAATCAGGTGGGCAACACTTGTACTGTAACTAACTTTGCTACAACAGTGGATTATACATACGAAAGTGTGCAATACTTCGCATATACAAACAACAATAAAGAGTATAAAAAACAAGCAGACATTCCTTTGGGTTATCAGGGAATTGCTGGTTTCCCTACATCTGTTGGTGTATTTTTAAATGCAAGTAGCGCACCTTTATTAAACTGGTATAGATTTGGTAAAACTGGATTATATAGCTCTATGAATGAATTATTAATGAGGCAATATATAAACTCTTATGGTAGCAATGTTATTAATATAGATGGAGCTATAAGTAGTTTTGTTACTACCAATGCAAGTTATCCATATTTAAATGCTTCCAAAATGATCAAATCTGTAGATTCAGATCCAGCACAGATAAACATATCTAACAATTCTTATATGTTAGGAAATTCATCAATAGATTATGTTGGCAACTCTATGAATGGTACTTTATTAGAAATTAGTAATACAGATGTATCAGCAACTATAAATTATATACAAAACTTTAAATAAATTAAATTTGTCACATGGCATCAGTAATTAACGGAACCAATATAGTCTTATACTACTTTAACCCTGCAACAAGCACTGCTGTTCCATTTGGTGCTGCAACAAGTTGTTCTTTTGATACAACTGTAGAACAAATAGAGGTATCGAGTCAGTCATCAGCGTGGTTTAAGGAATTTAAAAACGATTTTATTAGCTGGTCAGTTACTTGCGATGGATTCGTATCTCTTAGTGACAATTACAACTATGCTTATCTATTACAGTTAGTCTTAGACAGAACGCCAATAACAATAAAATTTTCTATAGATAACGATAACGGAACTGGTAGTGGATTATTAGGATATACTATTGTTACAGGACAAGCTAATGTAACGAACGTATCATTAACTGGACCAGTAGAAGGCGCATCTACTTATAGTGTAACACTACAAGGTACAGGTGGTTATTCTATAGACGGAGTAGAGGTAACACAGGAAAGCATTAATATCAGTAGCCAAATTGTTAAAATGTTTGACTATACAGCTCCTGGCCCTACATCAACTGTAACGTTTCCTGGATCAATTGGATTTACTTGCTTTAGTGTTAGTAGAGGTGGCGTAGAGGTACAAGACATTTTAACAAGTGGAACTCCTACTGGAGACAATGTTAAATTTGATACTACAACAGGTATAATAACTTTTGGAACTGCTTTAGTAGCTTCTGAGCATGTTAGAGCATTATTTAAATAATTATGAGTCAATTACAGATAGTAAATTCAGCTAATTTTTCTACACTTGCAGGATCAGGTAATGTAATTGCTGGTGGAACAAATGCTGGTACATTAACTAAAATAACAATAGGTGCAGGTTTAACATTGAGTGGTGGTGTGCTTACCTCTACTGGTAGTGCTGTAGCGTTAACATTAACCACTACAGGAACAAGTGGAGCTGCCACCTATAATAGTAGTACAGGCGTATTAAATATTCCTATATATTCTGCTGGCGCTGGAACTGTTACAAGCGTGTTTGGTCGTACTGGTGCTGTAGTGGCCGTAGCTGGTGATTATAATACAGACTTAGTTACAGAAGGAACTAACAACCTATATTATACTAACACAAGAGCAAGATTAGCTTTAAGTGCTAACCCATTTTCTGCGTTAACTTACAATAACTCAACAGGTAGATTTACCTTAAATGCTGCAAGTAGTTCTACTGCTGGATATGTTACGGCTGCCGATTATAACTATTGGGATGCTAAACAACAGTCTTTAGGAACAGGAACAACAAGCCAATATCTAAGAGGTGATTTAACGTGGTCAACTCCACCTGCACCAGCTTTAGAAGATTTAACAGACGTGACTATAACAAGTCCTTCTAATGGTCAATTATTAAGATATACTCTAGGCGGCTGGATTAACTTTACACCAACCTATGTAGCTGCTGGTTTCTTTTCAGCTACAGCTCCTTTATCTTATAATAGTTCTACTGGTGTATTCAGCATTAGTCAGGCAGGTTCAGGCTCTAATGGATTCCTGAGTAGCACAGATTGGAATACTTTTAATGGTAAGCAAAATCAATTAAGTGGTAATGGGTTTGTAAAGGTTAGTGGCACAAGTGTATCATATGACAATAGTACCTACCTAACTACTTCTGCTGCTTCAAGCACCTACTTGCCTTTAACTGGAGGAACCCTATCAGGCAACCTAACGGCAACAGGTTTCTTCGAGTCATCAGATAAGCGTCTTAAAAAGCAAATAGAGGCGAATTATGCCCCTAAAAACATTCAGGATATACAAACCTACCTTTACCAAAAAGACGGCAAAATTGAGGTAGGATATTACGCACAAGAGGTATCTGAGATTATGCCTTATGCAGTAGCTGAAGGTAAAGATGGTTTCTTGGCAGTAGCCTATAACCAAGTCTTAGTGTCAAAGGTTCAATACTTAGAAAATAAACTAAAAGATTTAGAACATGAGTTGGGCAGGATTAGCAAATAATCAATGTATAAGCAGAAATAACCTTTTGGATGCTGTTAATACTGGGGTATTCCAATTAGCTGGATCATCTACTCCTCCTGGTAGCCTTATGGTTACAAGAAACGAGGCTGAGGCTTATGTGGTGATTAATCCGATTACATCCAAAGCCCTAAACCAATTGCCTGTTAAATCCGACTTAACTCCAATAACAGGTGTTTACAAGTGGGAGCTATCTTCTAATGGAGATACATCTTCCCTAACTGCTTGTTCTTTGTTTTTAGACATTTATACAATAGCTTGGACTAATACGGCAACCCCTGTAGCTGGAACTGTGTTTTATGAAGATTATACATTGACAACGATATTCCCTATGAGTGGCTATAGCGGTCTATTCTTACACTTTAGAACTTGGAATACTACAGGTGCTGGTTTTAGAGCAAGATTTAACTTGGCAACCTCTACTATAAACAGTCTTGTTGTAGCTTGTTAGGCATTGTCTAATAATTGGTTATTTTTGTAGAAATATATATATAATGTCTTGTTTAAGTACAAATGCTGATTTTAGACCAGCACAATACAACATCTCGATATGGCGAAATGATACTTGGAGTCAGGTAATGGTAATTACTGCTAATGAAGTACCTGTTAGTTTAGTAGGTTCTGAAGTAGAGATTCAAGTAAGAAAGAAGCCTAATTCTACTGATGCTGAAATGACGCTTACCGAACAAAACGGAGGCATCACAGTAGGAGGTGTTAATAATAACCAAATCACCATTAATTATCCTGTTGATATAGCTGCTGGAACCTATGTTTATGACATGGTTGTAGTGTTTCCTAATGGAAATGAAAAGACTTACATATGGGGTAATTTTATTGTTTACGAAGATATAACTAAGATATAATGAGTACAGAAATAACTGTAGTTAACGACATAGTAGAAATAAACGTACAAGAAGATGTAATTGTGATTGAAGCTCCATCAGGGGCTTATCCTTTACCTACTGGTGTTTATTCAGTATATGGAAGGACTGGTAACGTAGTGGCACAAGATGGTGACTACAACCTAACTCAGTTAGGAGATGTAACCATTACAAGCCCTGCTACTGGTCAAGTATTAAGATACAATGGTACAACATGGGTAAACTCAACTGAGTCTTATGTAGGTACTGTTACATCAGTAGCAATGACTACACCTACAGGACTAACTGTAACTGGATCACCAATTACAACATCAGGCACTTTAGCTGTTGGTTTACAAGCAGGTTATTCAATCCCAACAGATGCTAACCAAGCATTATGGACTACTGCTTATAACGACAAGATTAATAGTGCATCTGTAACTGGAACAACTACTAAGACTTTAACACTTAACCAACAAGATGGCGGAACAATTACTGCAAGTTGGAGTGATTATGATACTGCTCCAGTTACATCGGTGTTTGGTAGAACTGGTGCTATTACTGCTCAAAGTGGAGACTACAATACTTTACAAGTAACAGAGAATACTAACTTATACTTTACCGACCAAAGAGCAAGATTTGCAATAAGTGGTGATGCTACAAGCGGTGTGGTTTATTCTAACACTACTGGCATTATAGCTTTAGATGATATTCCAAATACAAGTTTATTCAATGATTCAGTTACAATTAATAGTAAGACAGTTGCTTTAGGTGGCTCTACTACCTTAACTACAACTGACATAGGAGAAGGAACTAATTTATATTTTACGACTGCAAGAGCACAAGCTGCAATAAGCGGAACTGCTCCTATTAGCGTAGCAAGTGGTGTGGTTTCTATTAGCCAATCTGGTCCATCTACAAATGGTTATTTAAGTAGTGCTGACTGGAACACATTTAACGCAAAACAAGCTGCTTTAACTTTAGGCAACTTAACAAGTTCTGATATAACTGTAACTGGTGGAACTGGTGCGGTTGTGGGTAGTGGCTCTACATTGACATTAGCAACTGTAAATAGTAACGTTGGTCAATTTGGTTCATCTACTGCAATTCCTAAAATAACAGTTAATGGCAAAGGTTTAATAACTGCAATAAGCACAGAGGCGGTGTTTATCCCATCTGGTGCTTTAAGTTTTATAGGTGATGTAACTGGAACTGGTAATACTGGTTCTGACACTACTCTAACTTTAGCTACTGTAAACTCTAACGTAGGTGCTTATGGTGATTCAGTTACTGTACCTACTATAACTGTAAACGCAAAAGGATTAGTAACGGCTGCAAGTCAAACGGCTATTCCTACTGCTACATCAAGTGTAACTGGTTTGTTGACTTCAAGTGATTGGAGTACATTTAATGCTAAACAAGCACAATTAAACGGAACTGGATTTGTTAAAGTAAGTGGCACAACTGTTACTTACGATAACTCAACATATTTAACAACTATTGAAGGTATAGCTGCTGGTGGTGAATTAAGCGGAACATACGCTTCTCCTTCTTTAGTAAACTCTGCCGTAACTGGTAAAGTTTTAACTGGCTTAAACGTTACTGGTGGTTCGGTAACTGCTACTGATTCTATCTTAGATGCATTTGGTAAAGTACAAAACCAAATCAACGGATTAATCGGTGGTTCAATTTATCAAGGCACTTGGAACGCATCAACAAACACTCCAGCTTTAGCAAGTGGTGTGGGAACTAAAGGTTATTACTACATTGTTAGTGTGGCTGGTACTACTAACTTAGATGGCATTACAGATTGGAATGTGGGAGACTGGGCAATCTATGATGGTACTGCTTGGCAACAAGTAGATAACACAGATGCCGTTGTAAGCGTAAACGGATTTACTGGTGCGGTTTCTTTGACTACATCAAACATTAGCGAAGGAACAAATCTTTATTATACCGATGCAAGAGCAAGAGGTAGTGTAAGTGCTGGAACTGGCATAAGCTATAACTCAACAACTGGTGTTATTACGAACTCTGCACCAGACCAAACAGTTAGCTTGACTGCATCAACTGGTATTTCTACGAGTGGTACATATCCTAACTTCACGATTACTAATACTGCACCAGACCAAACTGTAAGTTTAACAAGTGGTACTGGAATTAGTGCAACTGGAACTTACCCAAGTTTCACAATAACAAATACTGCCCCAGACCAGACTGTATCTTTAACTGGTGCTGGTACAACATCAATAAGCGGAACTTATCCAAACTTTACTATAACAAGTAACGACCAATATGTAGGAACTGTAACAAGTGTAAGTGCATCTTTACCTATATCATCAACTGGAGGTGCAACTCCAAATTTAAGCATAACACAAGCTACTACTTCTACCGATGGGTATTTAAGCAGTATAGATTGGAACACATTTAATAATAAAGTTTCAAGTGCTACATTAGCTGGATATGTTCCATATACTGGTGCAACAACTAACGTAAATTTAGGTACTCATACTTTAAGTGCTGCTAACTTAGTTGTAAATCATACAAGCGGAAGCGGTGTAGCTGCATCAATCACTAAAGGTGGTAGTGGTGAGGCTTTAACTGTGGTTAAGTCAAGTGGAAGTGGTAATGCTGCAAGTATTACTGGTGGTGTTACATTATTGAGTGAATTACATTTAACAACTGATTTAGCTGATGCTTACATAGCAAGTGCAACAACTTGGAATGCAAAGCAAGACGCAATAACATTAACAACTACTGGAAACAATGGTGCGAGTACTTTTGTTTCTAACACTTTAAATATTCCTACTTATACTTTATCTGGTTTAGGTGGTATCAACTTAACATCTTTAAGTGCAACAAGTCCTTTATTATACGATAATACAACTGGTGTATTCTCAATTCAACAATCAAGCGGTTCACAAGCTGGTTTCTTATCTGCTGCTGATTGGACAACGTTTAACAACAAAGTTCCAAGTACAAGAACATTAAGCATCAACGGAACTACATATGATTTAAGTGCTGATAGAAGCTGGACAATCACTCCGAATGTAAACGCTACTAATACTCAAGACTATACTGCAACTGCTGCTCAAACAACTTTCACAGTTACTGGTGGTTATACAGTTGGTCAATTAGCGGTGTTCTATAATGGTTCTAAGTTAGCATCTAATGAGTTTACTGCTACTAATGGCACTACATTTGTTTTAGCTACTGCTTGTCAAGCTAATGACATAGTACAAGCGGTTGTATCTGTAACTGGTGGTGGTATCGGTGGTAGTGGTACTACAAACTATATCTCTAAGTGGACTGCAACTGGGGTATTAAATAATAGTCAAATCTTTGACAATGGAACTAATGTAGGCATAGGTAATACAAATACAACTTATAAATTAGATGTATCTGGTACTGGTAGATTTACTGATACTTTATCAATAGATACAAGCGTAACAATGCTAAGATTTGGCAATCTTCTTAGATGGGGTTTCCAAAGACCAGCCGCTGACAATAGATATGTTTCATTTATGAGAAACATGAATGCTACTGCTACTCCAGTTATAACAATGGATGGAGATAATGGTAATGTAGGAATAGGTACAAGTTCACCAGATAGATTATTACAAATAAGTAACACATCTGGTCAAGCAGTATTTAGTGTTATAGCTGCTACAAATGATTCTGCTGATATATTCTTTGGTGATACAAATAATACTGCTGAAGCAGTTATTAGATTTGTGAATGGTTCTAATGATTTGAGATTCCTTAATGGAGGTACTGAAAGAATGCGTATTTCAAGTGCTGGTGATATTGGTATTGGCACAAGTGGTAGTACTGGTAACAGACTTTTTGTTAGAGGTAGTTCAACATCAAATGTAGATACTACATTTCTTGCTCAAAATAGTGCTGGAACAAATTTATTTTATTTAAGAAATGATGGATATGTAAATGCAGGAAATACCTTTAATAATACAACTTCAAATGCAGCAAATTTAAGTATTTCATCAAGTGGTTTTATAGAAAGGTCTACATCTTCTTTAAAGTATAAAAAAGAAGTAAGAGATTACGATAAAGGATTAGCAGAGGTAATGGCAATGCGACCAGTTTATTATAAAGGTAAAAGTGAAAGTGATGGAGATAAACAATTCGCTGGATTAATAGCAGAGGAAATAGATGCATTAGGGTTAAATGAATTTGTTACATATGCAGATGATGGTAGCCCAGATGCATTGGCTTACCAAAATATGATAGCTTTATTAACCAAAGCAATCCAAGAGCAGCAAAAGCAAATCGAAGAATTAAAACAATTAGTAAAATAAAATATTATGGGCGTTACACAACGATTAGGTACAATCCCTTTAGCAATATTTACAGACGCATCTAATAACATTGGTATAGGTGGCTCTCCTTCTGGTAGCTATAAGTTACAAGTAACTGGTGCAAGTTTATTTACTGGTGCATTAAGAACTGCAAGCACTTTTACAAGTGGAGATACAATTCAATTAGGATTGGCATCAACAGATGGTGGATTTTGGACTTGGGGTGGCTCTAATTCTTATTTAGTTGCTGCTACTGGTAAGGCATTAAATCTTAATCCTAATGGAGTAAGTGGAACTACTGGTTTATCTATTGCTACTAATGGAGATACTACATTTAGTAGAAACATTGTTATGTCTGGAACTAATGCGCAATTATTACAAACTACTGCAAATTCAGTAGCTGGTGATAATGTAATGGTATTATATAATAGTAACGCTAATAGTTATGGATTATATATAGGTGCTGGTAGTGGAACAAATCATGCTTTATATTGTACTGATTCAACAAGAACTGCTAATTTATTCAAAGTTCAGGGGAATGGTAATGTAGGAATTGGAACTGGAAGCCCATCTGGAATTTTACAAGTATCAAGCGAAAATAGTGGAAATACTCAAATATTATTAGCAAGAAACTATGCTACATCAGCAACTGGGAATTTTACTGGAAATTATGTTGCCGAAATAAGAGGAGCAAGTAATAATAATATTTCTCATGCTATGTTAATACATTTAAATGAGAATAATAGTGGTCGTAAGATTTTAGACATTTCTTCATCAAGTGGAGTGATAATGTCTTATGCAAGTAATGGTGCAATTACTTGGTCAAATTCTGCATATTGTATTTGTGGTACTAATGGTTATAGATTTAATAACTCAACAGATGCTTTTAATAATGTTATAATGTATGATAATGGTAATTTGGCAGTAAGGGGTGCTTTATCTAAAGGCTCTGGCTCATTTAAAATTGACCATCCATTAGAATCAATGACAGAAACACACCATTTAGTACATTCATTTGTTGAATCTCCTCAAGCTAATAACATTTATAGAGGTAAAGTACAATTAATAAATGGTAAAGCAGAGGTTAATTTAGATGAAGTTTCTACAATGACAGAAGGTACATTTGTACTTTTAAATAGAGAAATACATACATATACATCTAATGAAACAGATTGGCATGCAGTAAGAGGAAATGTAATTGGCAATATATTGCATATAGAATGTCAAAATGAAGAATCAAATGCAATTGTATCTTGGTTAGTTATTGGAGAAAGACAAGATAAGCATATGATGGATACTGATTGGACAGATGAAAATGGTAGAGTAATAGTTGAGCCTTTAAAGCCAATTAAAAATGAAGAAGAAAAATTTGAAGTATCAGCATTAGAGAATAAATCATAAATTTGTAAAAAATAATCATATGACATTAAGCAACGAACAATTACAACAGTTAGAGGCGATACTCCTTGAGACGCCATTCCGTTATGCTCAACCTATTTTAAACATCTTACAAAAGGCTGCTCAAGAACAAGCACCTAAAGAAGAAGTAAAAGCTGACTAAGATGATCCGAATTAAGGACATTTTATTGGTAGCCATAGTATTAATCGTATTATGGCTATTGTTTTTTAAGGATGCTACCTATGTAGGAAGCCCTAAAAACCTGAGCAACTATAAAAAGGTGGCAGAAATCCACGATACAGTTTACCAACAGAAAACTATCACTAAGTACAAACAAGGAAAAGATATACAATCGTATATCATTTTAACCGATACTGAGAAGGTATATATCCATGACACTATTAAGGTTCTAAACGACTATTATGCAATTAGAGCCTATAATGACACTATTTATCAGGATAGTAATAACTTTGTGATTACAGACACTATAAGCCAAAATAAGATACTTTCTAGGTCTTTTAAGGCTAATTTGACTGAAAAAACCATCATTACCAAGCAACTTTATGTAGAGAAACCTAAGAATACCCTTTTTTGGGGCTTTAGAGGCGATTTTAGAC